GAGTTCCTATTCCAAGTGTTACAAATTCATCTAAATCAAAACTATCATCCACAACCGCTAAATATGTTCTATTTGGTTCTACATCAAATATAAGCTCTGCTGGTTGATCCGTTATTAACCAACTTGCAATTTCTTCTTTTAACATTTCTAAATTTGTTCCATCTGGAACGATAATTCCCACAGGGACAGGAAGTGGACGTGGTCCCGTTTCTGTTCCTAATAATCTCGCTCCCGGATATCCTGGAGTACTTAGAAAATTACGTTTCAATGGTGCCCAAGTTGGTCTTTTCCAACCTTTTGCAATTTGGATATACTTTTTACGTTCATTGTTAAATTTGAAAGAGCTCATTTTGACACCTCATTTCTTTATAAAATAAAAGAAACCCAAACCTAAAAGTCTGAGTTTCTCTTTTCTTCTCTTTCTTGATACTCGGTTGTATATCGATAAGTACCACGCGCCACATCTCGTCCTTCTAAAACAACAGGAACTTCCACAACTAAATCGCCACCAAGCATTGGAATTACTCCGCCTCCAGAGGATCTGAAAGAATTATTAATTACTTGATTTGATACACTATTTGTCATGGCTTGTCTACTGTTTGACATACTTCCATACACGCCACTCATGACGGTCTTTAATCCTGCTAATTGGCTTGCGGAACTAGCCATCATACGGCTCATATCGTCCATTAATTGATTTATTTCTCCTGATATAGCAAATTGTTGTCTTGGCATGGCTGCTACGATTCCTGCGCCAATATCTCCAAGTGTCTTTTTATTCAATGGTAAAACCGCTTCTTTTCCGGCTTCTCCTGCACCTTGCAAGTTTCCACCATTCATTCCAAAGATAGTCGGTTTAGTGAAGATACCACCTTTTGCACGCCAATCTATATTAAGTCCAGAAGGGAACGTAATATCCTTCCCTAAAACATTTTTCGTACTAGTTTGCAAGCTAAAGTGTGGAAGTGGTGGCATTTCAGGTTTAGGAATCTTTAACTTCAAATCACTAAAGAAGCTCTTGATCTTCCCAATAAATTTTTCTACACTGTCAACTGCATCTTTAATTGGATCAATAATAAAACGTTTAGCTGCTTCAAATTTTTCTTGTGCTGCATTCTTTACGGAATCAAATTTTTCTTTCGCTGAATTATATAAATCAGTGAATTTTTGTTTGGCTTGATTATACGTTTCTGTTACTGGGTCAATCACATATTTCTTCACTAAATTCCAAGCTGTAAGTGTATAGGATTTTATAGTTTCCCAGTTTGATAATATCCAATTAGCCAAATCTGAAAGTTTTTGCTTGGTTGTATTCCACAAGTCTTGAACGGGTTGAATAACATATTGTTTTACCAAATTCCAAGCTGCAAGAGTATATGATTTAGCAAGTTCCCATTTCGAACTTAACCAAGAAATTAAATCGCTAAATTTTTCTTTTACAAAGTTCCAAGTGTCTAGGACAGGTTGAATGATGTATTGTTTAAATAATCCCCACGCAACTTGCGCCACCGCTTTTGCAATTTCCCATTGTGTACCAAGCCATGTAACCAATTCACCAATTTGTTTACTCACCCAATTGTAAGCTTCTTGGATTGGTTGAATAATATACTGACTTATCACCGCCCACGCAATTTGTACCCCTGCTTGGATTAATAACCAACCAGCCTCAAGGACCGTAGAAATCAATGAAATGATAGGGTCTAAGACCGTAAGTACGGTATTCCACGTTTCTTGCCAAACTTGTACAAGTGTCCCCCACAATTCAGAAGCCGTTGTAACTAAAGATGACCACCAAGAAGAAGCCGTTTCAACAATTCCGGACCATAAACTACTAAAAAATTCACCTATCGGATCAAAGAAACTAAGCATCATTTCAGTAAATGAAGCCCAAGCTCCAGAAAAGAATTCAACAATAGAATTCCAGGTAGTACTACATATTTCGCCTATACCTGTCCATAAATCGCTAAAAAACTGACCTATCGGATCAAAAAATGCATGCATTGTTTCCAAAAATGAATTCCATGCTTCACTAGAGGATTGAACGATGCCATTCCAAAGTTCTATTAAATATTCTTTAATAGAATTCCACATATCAATAGTCCACTGTTTTATAGAATCCCAATTTTTATAAATAGCAACTCCTAGAGCCACTAAAGCTGCGATAATAATAGGAACAATAGCAACAAGTCCAGCTGCTGCTAAAGCTCCAACCCCAAAGAAGCTCATGACTGTCATGACTATAGGAGCAAGTGCCATAATTGCACCTGAGATTATACCAATAGCCACCGCAACAGCTGTTAATGTGGCTGCTAACTTTGGATTGTTTGAAACCCATTCAGCTATTTTGGAGATGACGTCCGCTATGACACTAAGAACTGGCTGAAGCGCAACTTGTAAATCCTGCATCGCTTTTTGAAATTTAACTGCTGGGTTTGCATCCATTTTCTTAATAGAATCATTCAGTTTATCTTGTTGCTTCCCAAAATCAACTGTTTTCTCTTTCGCACCTAGCAAAGTATTAATGATGTTTTGCCCTTGATCTTCATACATTGTCATTTTGTTATCGTAAAGGCTTTTTATCCTCTACTTCTTACAGTTGTTCATTTCCTGCAAGTTCGGCATACGTTTTCACTTATAAGAAAGTGTCGCGGTCTCGTGGAGGGATTATATCTTTTCACCCTCTATGCTCTGCCCCTGACTATACTTTGTATAGCCTTCGGTTCAAATTAGGAATCTCACCCTTCTTGCTTTATACCGCGATTTTACTTCGGCACAATTCATCATCTACCGAAAAATTTAACGCCTAATTCATTACGCTTTGTTTCATCATCAACTTGCGATAGAGCTTGTGCAATCTCGGTCATTGCTGCTGAACCTTCTTTACCACCGTTAGCTACAGCTTGACCCCATTTTTGAACTTGTTCTGCTGAAATTTGTGTACCTTCAAGGGCTTCTTTCATTGCTTTATCGACACCTTGACCGAATTCAGCTGCTTTAACACGTCCCTCCTTCAAACCATCTAAGAGATTATCGATCATTTACATTCAACGTGATTCGCAACGTCACGCCCGTTCTTTTATGAACTGCTATACATCACCGCATAGATTAGACTATATCTTCAACTACTTGAGTTGCTCCCCGTTTCGAGTGTCATTTGCTTACACCCTACGTCTTTCGACTAGTCGTTGCACGTTCCTTAATTAAAAGGCTTCGCTCAGTATTGTCTCATTTGAGAGTTTCACTGAATTAAAGGAGTTTTTCATTGTATGTCGCCATACAAGGGAACTATAATCTAATTCCAAGTACCTGTTTCGACCCCAGCTGCCATAATAGCTTGCACTTCTTCAGCATTATATCCAGCCCGCGTCAACTGCCCACCATATTCAGCAATAATATCTAATTGTTCCGGTGGAAAACCCATTTTTAATAAGGCATCAGCCATACCAAGAGCGCCTTCTTGTGAAATACCTAATTCATTACCGATTTCATTCGTTTCTTGAATTAATTCAGTAAAATCTATACCAGCATAAGCATTAGAAATAACAGCTGCACTTTTTACGAAAGAAGCGTTTGCTTCATCACTAACATCTTTATTCAAAGCCCATTGTCTTCTTACACCCTCTAGTGCTTCTTCTGCATCTAATCCATAAGCTGAAATTCCTCTCACAGCATCCTCTACTGATTTTTTTGAGGACTCAGGAACATCAAATCCTATTTCGATTTTTGTTTTTTAACTTTTGACATATCAAGTGCTTTTTCAACAGCTGCTGCCATTCCGCCACCCGCTGCCATTCCACCGATAACATTTTCTAATCCAACTTTTAGACCTTCAAACTTCTTCTCAGTTCTTCCGGCTTCTTGTTGTAAATCTCTCAGTTCATTTCGTACTTGCTGAATGGAATTACCAGCATCTACAGATCGTAGTGCTCGCTGTAATTTCTCTATATCTGTTTCTGCCCCTAACGCTTCACGGCCAATAATTCCAATCGCTTGTTCTAACTGACGACTTGTAGCTGTTCCATTTCTAATTGCATTCACAAGACGATTTCCTAATGCTCCTGCAAAATCATCAACGCTTTTTCCTGTAGCTCTAAACAATGTCTCTAATTGCCTTGTAGAACTCGCTACATTCTCTTGTTCAGCTTTCATGTTTCCGAGTTTATTTTTCAGACCATTAAGCGATCCTTCTGTAAATTCAATTTCACGCCTAAATGCACGATATTGTTCTTCAGAAATTTTACCGTTTTGAAATTGAGCTTGTACTTGTTGCTCCGCTGCTTTCAATTTATCTAGCTTTTGCGTTGTATTTTCAATCTGTTGCGTAAGTAGCTGTTGTTTTTGCGCTAATGCTTCCACATTACCTGGATCAAACTTTAACAAACGCTCGACATCTTTTAGTTCTTTAGCTAAAGAATCGCTTTGTTTATTTACATCTTTTAAAGCATTCTGTAACGGCTGAGTATTACCATTTATTTCTATTGTAATACCTTTAATTCTTCCTCCTGCCATCATCTCACCCCTTTCTTAGAATGAATCGAAGTCTGTTTGATTTGCTTTTCTAACTTTTTCTTTATCTGGATTTTCTAGTTCGGCAAATTCAGAAATGTAATCAAAACAATCACCAACGGTCATTTCTTCTAAATCAACATGTGTTAAATTTGCTTTATAACAAAGAGCAAGAAACAATTCAGTGGTAAATTCTTCATCACTGAATGTCCCTTGCTCTCCATTATTTTTCTTTTATTTTTTTTTTGCTCCCATAGTGAGCTGAACTAATTCCATGACTTCGGGCATAATTTCTTCAATTGGGAATTCTTCAAATTCATCCAACCACGCCATAGGATCAGGAATATTGGGATTAGCGGTTTTAGCATATAACCAAGTTAAATCATAAATAAGCTCAAAATCCACATTACTTAAATCAACATTAGACATATCAATAGGTTGTTGTGAGCCATCTGGTGAAGTTAATGCACTAATTGCCCCTAAACTCATCAAATCTGCAAATAAATTACGTCTGAATTGCGCTTTATATCGTTTAACTGTTGCTGCTGTAGCTTTTAATCTAACTTGTTTTCCATCGATTGTAATCGTTTTTTCCATTTGTTATTACGCTCCTTTTGGCGCTGCTGTTTTTTTAACGTACACTTCTTTGTACCAATTATCGTAAATCGCCTGAGTTGTCTTAGATGTTGTTTTTGTTTTAACAATCGGTCTTACACCAGGCGCTAAAACGATTGGACTAGAAACAAACTTCAGTTCATTTGTATTTGGTTCAGCTGAATTTGTTTTTGTTTTAGATGCAAGTGTTGGACGACTTGCTGAACAGTTATACATAACGTGGCGAGTCGCGTTTACATCGCCATCGAATTCAAACAATAAAGCAAATGGTTTCCCTTTGGCATCAGCTAGCTCATTTAATACGCCATCTACTTCATCTAATTGCTCCCCTAGTGCATCAATAGCAAATCGTTCCGGAATAGTCGCAATGGATAGCGTTCCATCGTAACCTTGGTTATTACTTGCTGCGTAATAAAGCATGTCATCCGCATAGAATTCAATTAAATCACCACGTGGTTCAAAAGTTAATTCAACTCCACCGGGTAGTGGAATTGGTGTACCAAATTTCACTAAAAAGTCTTGAACATCATATGGAACATAATGTACATTCTTCAGACCAAATGTAACTTTATTTTCTTTATTCACCTACATCAACCTCGTTTCATATATTTTTTGATACATTTTTTCAGATTCAATAAAAGTCCCATAAGAGTCATAAGGTATCTCATGATCGTCCAGGACCTTTTCAAGTTTTGCTTCTGCAACCAAATCTTTTCTAGTTGTATAAAGCTCAATATTTAAATCATTTATTTTGTGATAAACCTTGTTATCAGCCATTAAATTTGCTGATCCGTCCACAAGAAAACATATATAAGGTGGCGTTGGAACTGGCTTGGTCGGTATTGCTGTAAAATGAGAATAAGCCACAGGATAACCTGTAGCTTCAAGGATTTTTGTTAGCTCACCTAATGTCATTCTTGAATCGCCCTCTCGATACGTCTTGGCAATTCATTAATTACATACTCTTCAACTGGACGAATATGCACTTGAGCTGGAACACGCCCACCACCAACTTTCGCATGTCCATTTTCTAAAAGATGCGTTAATTGCCCTTGTGAATTGTGGACGACAACACCATTACCTTCTTTTTTCTTACGCCATCCTTTACGATAAGCACCTGTTTTGTTAGGACTGTTTTGTTTTAATTTACTCACAGCAACATCAGCAACCTCTTCTTGTGCTGTCAACAATTCTTCTTCAACAACATTTGCATATCTTTGCAATTCTCTAGCAAGTTCGCTCGCAAAATCATTCATATTAAACATGCTCCTTTGCGATAATAGTCAATGTTTGATACATTTCATCATCATTCATTGGCGGTTCGATAATGTCAAAGATACGATCCTTCATTTTAATTCGCATTAATTCTGTAATTCCTGTTGTATATGGAATTACAAACCGATAAATTCGTGTAGACTGTGAAGCCGAAGCTTCAATATACTCTGAACCTTTTACCGTTTTTATCATTGCCCATGCTTTTTTTACTTCTTGCCAATTACCTGTTTCACCTTCTTGATTTAGTTCATCTTTTATTACTTCAGGTTGTTCAATGATAATTCGATTTCTACAATCACCTGTATTCAGTGGTTTCTTGTACTGAAAAGGACGCATATTAATCACCGTCCAATTTAATTTCTTCTAATGCTTTATCGATACCTAAACTATTAATCTGACTTAAAAAATTCTTGTCAAAATACTCTAATGCATCGTTATAAATATAACGAGAACGTTCAAAGACTAATTCTTTGAACTCCTCGTCTTTATTTAAGTCATAATTCCCACAAACCCTAAGTAATGCCTTGTTAGACGTAGAAAGGATGCGCTTTAGGTTATCATCTTCCTCATCACCCAAGTGCATCCTATCTTTAAATTCCTGTAATATTTCATTTGAAATTACTGTATCCATTCACATCATCCTTGTGTTGGTGGATTTACTTCTTCAAGCTTTAATGTGTAAACTTGTGAAGTGTATTTATCCTTCGGTTTACCTGTAGCATATTGTTTAGCAATATAAAGTGTTGCATCTTCTAAAGCGAGTGTTTCATTATACTTTTGGATTGGCTCCGTTCCACCCATCGCTGCAATGTACTCCCCTTTAACAAAGAACACCACTTGTCCTTGAGGTACAAATACAGATTCTGTTGGGATTGGATTAAAAGGTAGGCTCGTTACGTATACACCTGCCGCATTTTGAGTTGTCGCATTTGCTTGAATATCAAAAGTATCGAATGGATTTGTTACCATAACTACTTTCCCAGCAATATTTTTAGGTCTATCTGCATCTGTTTTACCATCAGGATTTAATTTTTTAGCCAATAATTTAACCACGCCTTTTAATTCATTAATCGTTTTACGACCTGGTTCAAACGTTAAAGTTCCTGCTGGCTTTTTATCTGGATATACTCCATTCACTACACTTCCGCTAGGATCTTTTAATAATCCAATAGGTTCTTCTTTACCTGTCCCCACTACAAAACCACGTTCTAAACCTACTGACATTGCTTCTGTAATCATAGTACGAACATATCGTTCCACCCATACTGGACCAAGTTTTAACATGTCGTTTGCTAATGGAATAAACGCAGTTAATTTAAGTTGAGTAATAGATTCTTTTCGGAATGTAGCATTTAATTGTCCTTTAATATCACCAAATAACGGTCCCCATACAGCTGCACCCTCTGGATCTCCATAAATAAATTCTGTCACGGCCCCTAAATTCTCTAAACCGATATGCTCTAGTAACGGATGACCTTGAACTAAATCATCAAAAATTCTCTCTTGTGTTGTTTTAGGCAAAGTTTCAGTAGATTTAAAACCACCATCTTCAACAACAGCATTAAAGAACTTCATTTCTTCACTTGTTAGTACATTAGCACCGCGAGATTGCATAATAGAACGATCTACCATTGATTCATTCACTTGATTTAAAATATCTGAACGAACATCTGTAGCAAGTGCTTCAATCATGGAATTTAACGCTGCTGATTGTTCTTCCGCTGTACCTTCTTGTATTGATTTCGCGAAAGCTAGTTTCTTCTCTTCAAAATTATTAAACTTAATAACCATATTTTATTTTCCTCCTAAAGTTAAAAAAAGCGTACTCAAATTCTGTTTTGTATGAACAGGCTTTTGAATAGGCTCTTTTGGATTTGTATTCGTTTGTAAATCATTCAGAATTTCATTTTTCAAACCTGATAATGCTGCATTTAAATCTTCTTTTGTAATTCCTGGGCTTTTGTTCATGGTTCCATTTCTAAAGCCATCGATTACCTTTTGTGGAAGCATGGCAACAGTAGAAGCTGACGCTGTCATTTTAACCTGATTATCCATAAACATGATTTCATCCACAAAATTATTTTCTAATGCTTGTTGTGGACCCATCCAAGTTTCTTCAGCCATCATATTAAGCAGTTCTTCTTCTGATTTACCACTTTTAATGACATAAGCATTTACAATTGCCCTATCTGTCGTTTTCAACATTTCAGCTGCCTTTTCCATGTCACGATGATCTCCACCATTCCACATTGAAGCATTATGAATCATAATTTGTGCTGTAGGTGATATTCGGACTTTATCACCAGCCATCGCAATAACAGAAGCCGCACTTGCAGCCAAACCAACAATTTGAACTTCCACGTTACCAGGATAATTTTTTAATGCTGTATAAATTTCTGACCCTTCGTGTACATAACCACCAGGACTGTTAATCAATACAATTAAATCATCACCATTGGCATTAGTTAGTTCTTTTGAAATTTTACCCGGGCTTGCAGCATCCATTTCAAACCAATCATAAATCCAAGCTTCATCATTCGAAATAATTGGTCCTTTCACGTCAATTTTCACCGTCATTTGTATTCTCA